TCATGCCATGTTTCTGGGCAAATGCTTCAGCCGCGTTCCATTTATCTTGGTTGCGCTGATATGTTACTACCTCGTTTAGATATTTAGCTTTGGCTTTTGGACCTTTATTTTTAGGCTGAGCAGGTGGTTGAGTTTCTTTATATGGTTTTATTTCTATAATAATTTTCTGCTCACCACCGGCACGGGTTTTGACGATCAACCATATATCGGGAAAGTACCGACGCTGTTTCCCATCGACCTCGGACCAATACACGATCGGAGCTATCTCTGATCCCCATTTCACCACAGATGGATTTTTCTCACACCAAACAAACATTTTCTTTTCCCATGACGACCTGTAGATGACCTGATTTGGGTCACCCACATACTTTTCTGGGAACTGGAGCTTATAATATCCTTGGTGATAGTTTGCCATTTCGTTCTAAATAGAGTATACTATGTATTTAGAACCCCTCTAAATAAAAGAGATAATAAGAGCAATCCATCCATGGCACAAAAAATATTAGCGTATCCAGACTATCTTCGCCAGCCTTCAATGAAAAAAAGCTTTTCCGGCGAGAAGTATGACTTTCTAAGCGCAATGCGGTTCAACTTCAAGCAGAGAGTATCAAACGATGAAACCAGAGAGGTTGGTGAAATCTATCTGTATATGCCACTCTCCGCTAAAAGCCCTATCTCAACTGACTGGGAACAGAAGGGTAAAGGTCTGCTGCAACGCGGTATGGAACACATTATCAAAGGCGATGCAATCGATGCTGCAAAGGCAGTGGCTAGTGCCGCTGGCGATGCGGATGGTAAAGACCTAGCTACTATCATTGGTGCTAATGTTGGTGCAGGTAACATTGTTGGAGTGGCAGTCAATCCACATATCAAAGTGATGTTTCGCGGTATCGGTATGCGCACATTTGAGTATCAATTCAAATTCACTCCGAGAGAAGCACAAGAATCTGCTGATATAAAAGATATCATTGATCGATTCAGACAGGCGGCACTACCAGGAGTATCATTAGCTGAGTATTACTTGACGTATCCGCAGGAAATTGATATTGCATATCTCCAGTTCAACGATGGTCTGGATGGTTCAGATGACCAACGCTGGGGATATCGAGTTATTCCATGGATGAACAGATTCAAATCCTGTGTGATAACTCAATGTGAGGTTGACTATACATCGGCTGGCCACTATGTGCCAATGCGTGATGGATTTCCCGCTGAAACCACGCTAACACTTCAATTCACAGAAACCTCGATTTTGACTCGCGGCAATGTAGACCAAGGATTCTAATCATGTACTTCAAAAACTTTCAGCGAATCAACTATGACAATAAAGAGGTGGTAAACATCTTTGATTCTATCGTGATGAAATATCAGCAGATAGAGAACAATGCCATTTACTACAAGTATTCAATCAAAGAGGGCGAGCGCCCAGAGCATATCGCATATGATGCATATGGCAAAGCCGCATACCATTGGATCATTCTGCTTACCAATAGAATTGTAGATCCCAACTTTGATTGGTATCTAACCCAGTGGGAAGTGGAACGTCTAGCTGAAACTAAATACGACGATGTAAACGACATTCACCATTACATTTACATTGGCGATGGTACTGATGAGGTTGCTAATCCAAATTATGATGATGAGCCTGCTGTAGAAGGCGAGAGAATTCCAGGCGATCCTGTTCGATTCAAATACGGTGAATGGCTAGATAGTTACTATGTGAACGTCGAGCTACCTGCATATAAGTTAGCCAATAATGGTCAGCTACCTCTTTTCGTATCTCCTGTTACCAATCTACAATATGAGCTAGATGAAAATGAAACTCGCCGTGAAATCAAATTGATTCATGAGAATCATGTTGGTAAGATCATCAAAAACTTTGAGGAAATGTTAGCAGACCCTAATCTGTTTGTTACCACTATATAATGGAAAACTACAAGCCAGAACCTAAAGAATATACACACTTCAAAGGCTTCAAAACCCACGAGGTACAGATAAACAGCATTGATATATCTCCAATCGTTGCTGAGATGGAGATATACCAAGACCTGTTTTCGCCGTACTGGTCCGCAAGCCTGTTGATTTCTGACGCTAACAATGCCATGCACCAACATGACTTCACGCAAGGCGATAGGGTCAATATCAAGATTGTGGCGAAGGATGATACCGAGCATACTTTCAAGTTTATCATCTATCAAATCGGCGAGCGTGGTCTAATCACGCAACAACACTATGGATACCAGATCCAAGCAGTCAACGAAGCATTTTTCAAGGACGCTAAAATTCGAATCAGCAAACAATTCGATGAGAAAAAGGCTGATGTTGCTATAAGGGAAATTCTTGGTAAGATTGGTGGCACTGATCTAGTATCACAAACAAACGGTCAATTCTCATGGATCGTACCGAACATGTCCCCATTCGCGGCAGCGCAGTGGATAGCTAAGTGGGCTATAGCTAAGAAATCCGGTGCTGCCGATATTCTATTGTTCCAACAAAAAGAGAACGAGTGGTCATGGGGTTCTGCTGAGGAAATGTTTACTGATCCAGCAAGAAAGTCAATCAAGATCGAAAAGTTCTACATGCTACCAGCTAACCAACGGGACGATAAAGGTGAAGCTGAGAAGGACTATACATTTGCAATGGAGCAATATAAATTTATCAACCATATGAACCTACTGCACAGTGTATATAGCGGCGCAATTGCTAACACCACTTTGGTACATGACCTTGTAAAGCGAAAGGCATCCACAAACAAGTTCAACTATGGTCAAGATGTTGCTGCGGATGCATCAAACGCTACATTCAAAAACATGGACGGACTGGAATTAGCGAATTTAGCGTATCATACTATAGCTCCTGGTAATGCAGGTGAAGGTAAAGAATCGCCAAATGACAATCACCAGAAATGGCTAGGTTCAAGAAAATCTAGTATGCAGAAATTCGAAACGAACCGACTGTTGGTATCTATACCCGGCAACATCGATATTGTTGATGAGCTAGGTAAATGGACGATGGTAGAATTGCCTACACAGGAAGATATCACGGACGATGTACTAGACTTGAACTACGGCAACAGATATCTAATCACTGCCATGCGTCATATCTGGACACAAAAATCATATACAACATTTGTTGAACTTGGAAAGAAAAGACTGAAACTATGAACATCAACAATCCTATCGAGAGTAACGCCTTTACATTTGGTAATTTCCAATGGTGGTTCGGCGTAGTAGAGAAACGCGATGACCCTGAAAAACTAGGGCGCGTTCGCGTTCGCGTATTGGGTTATCATTCACCTAGTACCTCAGATATACCAGTTGACAAGCTACTATGGGCATTCCCTGTGCAACCAATTGTATCTGCTGCAATGTCAGGTATCGGTGTATCACCAACAGGTATGCTTGAAGGCAGTTGGGTATTTGGTTTCTTTCGAGATGGTATCAAGGCACAGGATCCTGTCATAGTCGGCACCATCGGCGGTAAGCCTGAGGGTACTGAGCAACATGCTGATGGCGATGGATTCAAAGATGAAGATGACACGTATCCGCGTGAGGAATTTATTGGTGAGTCTGACGTTAACAGGCTCGCTCGAAATGAGAGTATAGAGGAAACAACCATACAGAAACAGCGTGACGGCGAAGATCAAAAGGTACCCGTTGCACTTGATCAAGATGCATGGGATGAAAAGTCTACTCTATACAATGCGAAATATCCATTCAATCATGTACGAGAAACCGAGCGCGGTCATCAAGAGGAATGGGATGACACTAAAGGCGCTGAGAGATATCGCAGATGGCATAGGTGTGGTACATTCTTAGAGGAAAGTATCGATGGTGATGCCGTGCGCCGAGTGAAGCGTGACAATTACTCTGTGATACTCGGTAAAGATTATGTACATGTAACGGGTGACGTTACACTTACAATTGGTGCTGGTAATGATTTTGCCAATGTCGAAAATGATGAAATGGATTGGAAAGATAACGTCGAGGGTGAAGATCATGAATGGGATGGTAGCCGTGAGGTTGAGAATTCCAATCTAAATGTCCTTGTCAAGGGCGATGTGAATATAGAATGCGAAGGTGACTGGAAGCA